CTGTTGTTAAGGAGCTTGAAAGTGGAGGTCTCAGCGAAGTTGAGGTCGCTGCGGCCCTTGGTATTAAAACTACAGAATTACGAGAGATAAAAGCAATTGAGCGTGGACGAAAACGAGCCGCTGATCATGCTCGCGCTATTGCATTAAAGGATAAAGGGCTTTCAAATTCAGCTATCGGTCAGAAGATGGGTGGGTTAAACGAATCAAGTGTTCGTAGTATTTTGGACCCGGTTTTATTGGAGCGTGCCACCATAATTGAACGACTCGCCAACTTCCTAAAATCCATCATAAAAAAGAAAGGTCCTATTGATGTTGGTGGTGGTGTCGAAGCCTCTTTAGGTGTCCCAAGAACGAAACTAAACGCCGCGATTCGCAGTGCTGAGCGGGATGGATATAATGTCTATTATATTGAAACCCCACAACTAACTACGGGAAAGATGACCTCGATTAAAGTGTTAGCGCCTCCCGGAATGACATATAGCGATGTTTTTAAGACTCGAGCCGCGATAGGGACAGTAACTGATTATTCTCCGGATAGTGGGAAAACTTTTTTGGGATTAGATCCCATTCAAAACGTCTCCTCTGACAGAATTAGTATTGCGTTTAATTCAGATAAGGACGGTCTTATAGAATTACGCGCAGGAATTTCGGATTTGGATCTCGCCAATTCTCGCTATGCCCAAGTACGTATAGGTGTTGATGGAACCCATTACCTTAAAGGTATGGCTATTCGTGGGCATTCTCTTCCCACCGGTAAGGATATTGTATATCACACATCAAAAAGCGAAGCCCCAGCAAAGGATGTTTTCAAGGAGATGACGGGTGATCCGGATAATCCTTTTGGGGCTACTATTAAAAAAGGGGGACAGCGTGGGGCTTTGAACATGGTGTATGAAGAAGGTGATTGGCATACTTGGACTAGAAATATATCATCACAAATACTCTCTAAACAACAACCAGCTTTAGCTAAGAGACAGTTAGACCTCGACAAAGGTCTTCGAGACGAAGCTTTTAAAGAAATTACGTCCATACAAAATCCCGTGGTCCGTAAACAGCTTCTACAAGCGTTTTCGGATAAATGTGACGCAGCAGCGGTTGATTTAAAAGCCACTGCGTTGCCCCGTCAGTCATCGCATGTAATACTACCAGTACCCGAATTAAAACCGAACGAAATATATGCGCCCATGTTCCGGAATGGAGAACAGGTGGTCTTAGTTCGTCACCCACATGGCGGAATATTTGAAATACCAGAAGTTGTTGTTAATAACAAACATGCGGGCGCAAAAGATCTTTTAGGAAATTCCGTTGATGCTATAGGTATACACCCCGATGTGGCTCATAAATTATCTGGGGCAGACTTTGACGGCGATACTGTCATTGCTATACCTAATGACCGAGGATATGTTAAAGCTAGCAGATCGCTAACAGCATTAAAAGATTTTAATCCAAGTGAAACGTATCCGCCATATGATGGAATGCGCCGAATGAGTAAAGTCGGAACGCAGATGCATATGGGGGATGTGACCAATCTAATCACGGATATGACGATAAAAGGGGCGTCGCAATCCGAGATCGCAAGAGCGGTAAAACATTCTATGGTGGTTATCGATGCTGAGAAACATGGGTTAAATTATCGTCAATCGGGTATTGACAACGGGATATCGCAGTTAAAAGAAAAGTATCAAGGAAGCTCCCGGTCTGGCGCATCTACCGTTATCTCAAGAGCTTCATCTCAAAAGCGCATTCCTCATAGGACTGAGGGAGAAACGCGCATAGATCCGGTTAGCGGTAAGAGTCGAAAGGTTTATATTGACCCTAATACTGGAGAGAAATTATTCACTACAACCGGAGAGACGTACACCAACAAGCGTGGTCAAGTTGTAGAGAGACAAACTCTTACAACTCAGATGGCCGATAGCAAGAGCGCTTTTGATTTATCTTCCGGAACAAAGATGGAGACTTTGTATGCTAGTTATGCCGACTCATTAAAATCTATGGCCAACAAAGCAAGAGTTGAGATGGTTGCGACTCCATCTTTACAATACGATCGGGAAGCGAAATTAACGTTCTCCAACGAGGTTGCTAGTATTAACGCAAAGCTTCGTTTAGCTGAGAGAAATCGCCCTAAGGAGCGTAAAGCGCAGCTCGTCGCTAACAAAATTTACAGAGCTAAGCTCGATGCTAATCCCAATTTGGATAAAGGTCAACGCAAGAGGCTGCGCCAGCAAGCTTTGACCGCCGCCCGGGCTAGACTAGGTGCTAAGAAACCAGAGTTTCCGCTATCAGATCGCGAGTGGTTAGCGTTAGACATGGGGGCTATTTCAAACAACAAAGCTCTCCAGGTTATGAGATATACAGATCTGGATCTGATTAAAGAACATGCTCTACCTAGACGTCGCTATGTAATGACCGATCTCAAGTTGGCAAGAGCCAAAATGATGACGGCGTCCGGCTATACTCCGTCGGAGATAGCATCAGCGTTGGGTGTTTCCCCAACAACAATTGTGAATGCTTTGGGCGAGGAAACAGGAGGTTAATGATGACAGATAAGATTGTTTTAACATCCGAAAAGAAGATGTTGACCACTGTGGATAACCCATTCAACCCTTTTACAGAATTTGAGGCTTGGTACCGATTCGATGTAGACAAAGGGTATTACACCTGCGGGCTATTGAGTCGTATAGTAAAAACTTCAAATGTGTTGTCAAGACTTGATGAAGAAGAAGCTATTGATGTTGCTATGGATTCTATAATTACTAATAATTTTTATGGTGTTCATCGGGTCGTTGACGAAAACTTTTACCGTGATGAAGGCGACTCTGATGTTTCGCCTGCCTAGGAGGGGGGGTACCCGCTAGATCTACCCCCTACTTAAATCGCCACACTCTTAAAAATTTCTCCAGAGGGGATTTTTTAGAGATCAATCGGACTCTTTCCGACAGATGGGAGGCGTAGTGTCTACTGGAATCTCCTTTCAACTAGAGAAATCTAGTCTTTAACGGCTCATAACGCCTCCTATCTGTCAGAAAGAGTCCATTTTCCCACACATACAAAGGAGGTCATATGCCAACTGACATAAAACCAAAACAACGACCTTCTACTAATTCTCGAATGCGGGAGAAAGTATTGGTTGGTCTATCTTACGATCTTGCTGAACGACAACTGCGTGATGGAACCGCCACATCGCAAGTTCAGTTACATTTTTTGAAGATGGGGTCGAGTTCGGAAGAGCTTGCCAGGATAAAGGTTGCTCATGAGAACGAACTGTTAAAAGCAAAGATCGAAGTTTTAGAATCTCAGCAACGAAGTGAAGAGCAATACAGAGCCGCGTTGGAAGCCATGCGCAAATACAGCGGTAATATTTCGGAAGAAGTTTACGATGACTAAACGTACGATAGATCAATTGTCATTACTAGATTCTTTCGAAGACCGATTCGGTTATCTGAAGCTGACCGGATCTGTTGGACGAGATATTTTTGGAGATAACCGATTTCTAAATCAACAATTTTACCAAAGTCGTCAATGGCGGGACGCTCGAAATCAGGTTCTTATACGAGACGATGGTTTAGATTTGGGGTGTGTTGGATATCCAATCTTTGGTCAAGTGATTGTTCACCACATGAACCCCGTTACTGAAGATGATCTTTTGGATTTTAATCCGGACGTACTTAATCCCAGGTTTTTAATTTCGGTAAGCGTACAAACGCATCAAGCTATACATTACGGGATTAATAATTTCTCTCCAAGGTTGTCGATTGAGCGGCGCCTCGGGGATACAAAGTTATGGTAATTATAAAAAAAAAGGAGCTCGTAATGAAAAAGATGTTGGATGATGAACCAGTTAAAGATATAACAGAAGATATTTTGGAAGTACTCGAACCGATGGTTGGGGATGGCCTTTCGAAAGAGAAAGCAGTTGTGGAGGAATCTCTAGAAGTAGAGGAACTCCCAGAAAAAAAAAGTAAGAATAAACGAAAAAAAATCTCGTTGCAAGTCACTAGCATAACGGCTAGAGTTATGACCCGACCGGATTACGATCTCTCCAATAAGCGGGTATATCTGGCCAAGAAGGGGCAACGGTTGAGCGGAATCATGGTCGGTGATGGCTGGTATGAAGTTTCTCGGGGATTCATCGAAGCTAAACGCGTAAAGGTGGTATAGTATGGCGGGTGATCCGGACGTTTTATCTAACATTCTAAAAAGCGTTAAAGCCGGGTTGCTAATTCCTGAGTCTGAAACAATATTTGATTCGGCCTTAGTGCTACACATTAATTCCGCCTTCACAAATCTTAACAATCTTGGTGTTGGCCCCGACGATGGATATGCGATTTCCACGGGATCAACCGAAAGTTGGAGTGATTTACTTGGGGTCGTCCCGGAATCATTCATGTCGTTGGTGAAGAGTTACACCATTCTATTTGTTAAGACGTTATTTGATCCGACAGGATCTAGCGTCATAATGACCGCGACCAAAGAATTGTTAATCCAAATGGAAGCACGAATTAATCAGCAGATAGAATTATATTCACTACGGGAGGTTTAACTATGTCCGATAATTTGCAACACACCGGTGTCAAAGGTATGAAGTGGGGTGTTCGGAAAGATAAACTTCGATCTTCACGAAAACTCTCCGACGAAGAACTTCGTACTCGGGTTAAGCGATTGAGCCTGGAACAACAGTACAGAAATTTAAATCCCAGTACAATCCAATATGGTGAGCGGTTTGTTTCCACTACAGTAGGAATGACTATTACGGGGTTAGCCGTTATGGCGTCGGCTGCCGCTGTCAAAACTATTGCTTCTGTTGTTAGTGGTGGATAATAGATGCCGTATTCCTAAATAAATAATGCTTTCAAATACTGCAACCCCAAGATACTACGACGCCTTTCGTCAGAGAGTCTTAGACGGTTTAATCCCAATCAATAAATATATTTCTATGGAGATGAATCGGATCGACGATCTGATAGATAATCCTGGTATATATTACGACGAAGAAGCTGTTGAAGGTTTCATTGCCTATTGTGAAGGCGAACTGACTTTGACTGACGGAAGCGATCTGTTTTTGTTAGACTCGTTTAAGTTATGGGTTGAGCAAGTCTTGGGTTGGTATTATTTCGTAGATCGAAGTGTCTACGAACCGTACCCGGATCATCATGGTGGTCGTTATATTCGCAAGCGAGTGAAGAAGCGGTTGGTTAACAAGCAATATTTGATTGTTGCTCGCGGAGCCGCTAAGACCATGTACGGGATGTGCCTTCAAAGCTTTTTCTTAAACGTTGATACAGCCACAACCCACCAAATCACAACCGCTCCGACGATGAAACAGGCTGAGGAAATTTTATCTCCACTGAGAACCGCAATAACTAGATCGCGAGGACCGTTGTTCAAATTCCTTACGGAGATCACCTCCCGTAAACAAAACGGAATCAACATACAGCGAGCAAAGTTAGCATCGACTAAGAAGGGCGTTGAAAATTTTCTTACCGGCTCGCTACTAGAAGTTCGGCCTATGTCCATTCATAAACTACAAGGTCTTCGCGTTAAGACGGCCACGGTTGATGAGTGGTTATCTGGCGATACTCGTGAAGATGTTGTTGGTGCAATCGAACAAGGCGCATCCAAAGTTGACGATTATCTTATTGTGGCCATGTCTTCTGAAGGAACTATACGTAACAGTGTAGGCGACGACATTAAGATGGAGCTTCTTAGTATCTTACGTGGCGAATATGTTAACCCTCATGTTTCTATATTTTATTATCGCTTAGATGAGATAGAGGAAGTCTCGAATCCCGAAATGTGGCTTAAAGCCAACCCAAATCTTGGAATCACAGTCACTTATGAAACTTATCAACTTGATGTGGAGCGCGCAGAATCAGCTCCAGCTACGAGAAATGATATTTTAGCGAAGCGTTTTGGTATTCCCATGGAAGGCTATACATATTTCTTCACCTACGAGGAGACTATCCCTGGCCGTCCGAGAGATTACTGGTCTTTACCGTGTTCTATGGGCGCTGACTTGTCTCAAGGTGATGATTTCCACTCGTTCTTATTTTTGTTTCCACTAAAAACTGGCGAGTTCGGGGTTAAGACTCGTTGTTATATTACTGAACGCACGCTTATGCGTCTTCCGCCAGCTTTAAGAGTAAAATATGATGATTTTGTTCGAGAAGGAAGTCTTCATATTATGGATGGCGCAGTTCTTGACGATGACGCAGTTTACGACGATCTCGAAAATTATATTATTGAATGTCAGTACGATGTCCGGACTTTTGGATACGACCCATACAACGCCAAACCTTTTGTAGAACGCTGGACTCGAGAGTACGGCTCGTACGGTGTCGAAAAAGTTATCCAGGGAGCAAAGACGGAATCCGTTCCTTTGGGTGAAATCAAGATTTTGTCTGAGGACGAATTATTGTTATTCGACGAAGAACTGATGGGCTGGTGTATGGGTAATGCCATAACAATGCAAGATACTAATGGGAATCGGAAACTCCTGAAGAAACGTCGTGAATTAAAGGTAGATAGTGTGGCCGCCTTAATAGACGCATATATCGCCTACAAGGCTCACAAGGATCTATACGATTAGGAGGTATTATGTGTTATTACCAAAACGAATAAGTGGTTGGAAACTTTTTTCTAAACGAGGAGAACGCGAGGCTAGCGAGGCTGAAACCAATTACGAGAATGTGGGAGGTGCGAATTCCTACCCAATGCATCGATATTCTATCGTATCGACATCGTCCACATCGGTTATTGCCCCGGTTTACAATAAGTTAGCTCTGGACGTTGCGTTACTTAATATCCGGCATGTTCGCGTTGATCATAACGGACGATTTCTTGAGACTATTGATAGTGGACTTAACCGATGTCTAACTCTGGAAGCCAATAAAGATCAGTCGGGTTTAGCATTCATGCAAGATGCGATTTTTTCCATGTTTGATGAAGGGGTGGTCGCATTAGTACCAACGGATACAGATGTTAGCATCTATGATCGAAATATTGTTCGTATTAATACTCTGCGTTCTGGTCGAATTATGGAGTGGTTTCCAGATTTTGTTCGGGTAGATCTTTATAACGATGAGTTGGGAAGGAACGAGCAAATAGTCCTTCCGAAATCAGCTATTGCGATTATAGAGAATCCGTTATATGCGATTATGAACGAACCGAACTCAACATTGAAACGACTCTTAGCCAAATTGCAGTTGCTAGATGTTATCGACGAACAGTCGGGATCTGGGAAGCTAGATTTACTGGTTCAACTACCATATGCTATTAAAAGTGACAGC